AAAAACTTTTTATTTTTATAACAAAGTCCTTGCTATGAGTTAGTTTGTTTTCAAAATTAAATTTTCTTGTTGGTAGCGACTTTTTAGGGGTAAAGATTTTATTTTTTTCCTATATGTTTTCTATATACTTTTATTTCTATATTTTTATACTTATTTTTTTTATATATTTATAATAAGATGATATTGATATTATTTATAATTATCATAAATGTATTATTATTTATAAATACAAATGAACCACAAGAATTAACGGAAATACGTGAAAAGTACAGGACACTCAGGGAACACCTTAAGGAAACGAATAACCAGGAATTCAAAATGTTGTATAAAGAAATTCCAATTACTGCACATAAACGTATGAATGGCTCTATTGGGTATAATGTTAGTAAGGGTAGTGATATAGGTTTATGCATTGATGGCGAACCCAATGAAATATTCCATGTTTTAATACATGAACTCGCACATTGTACCGTTGATGAATATACACATAGTAAGGAGTTCTGGGAAAATTTCGATAAACTTAGAACCATGTGCGTTTCTTTAGGGATATACCAGGAAATACCACAAAGAACTGAATTTTGTGGTAAATACATTCAGGATAAATAATATTTAGTATTAATAAAATGCAATCTTTCGGTGATTTGATGAAAGCGTATTTGTTATTAAATACTTTACTCGCATCTTCGAGTGCTCCTCTACTTTTAGACGATAAATGGTTAAATATGTTTATACTTATGATCGTTACGCCATTAGTAATCACTATATTACCACGTGGTGGTAATACAATTGGACGTCTAGCTATAGATGCACCATTTTTAATGTTGGCAACCTTGTTAGGTATGGGTATGGTTGCGGGTGTTTCCCAAATAAACAAAAGATTTGAAAAAGATTTTAGAGATTATGGTAAAACTACGAAGAGTACTGGTACTGTTCTAGGACTTCGCGCAGTTGGTTTACTGTTCGGATTTCTCATTTCCTATTTTATATTTGGAAAGAGAATGTATAAACATTATAATGCCATTTAAGCGTATCTTTTATAAATGTAAAAGGCGACCGCCGCGACCATACCGGTCGATGCCAAGCCAATTGCACTTCTGTGTCCCTGATCGTTCAAAAACGATGGGACGAAATTTGCAAGTTTTTCTTGAACTGGCTTACTAATTGCCGCTGCAGCACAAATAGCAACAATGAGTGCTTGGAACTGGTCATCAGTAAGGTTGAATGGATTTTTAGATTCGGGTGGTTTTTCAGTAGTTTGCTGTTGTGCAACTGGTTGTTGTGCTGCCATTATTGGTGCCTGCATTTGCATTTGTGTCATTCTTGGATCGGCGCCCATCATTGGTGGTTCAAGTGGTTCCTCTACTTGACCCATAATATCGGAAATTGATGTAGAATCCATTGTCTGTTTATTTTCACTCACATTTTTTTCAGGGGATATATTCGGCACAAAAGATGTCCCTTGGTTATCATTTAGAGATACCATACCATCACCATTATCTGAAAGGTTCAATGTTCTAACGTCTGTCGCCATTTATATGTACAAAGTTTTTTCGTTTTAGATGATTACGCATCATTGCCCTGAAGAGTATAATTTGGATATAAACACCCAAATGTTTTTATTATTCTGGGTAAATCATTCAATTTATCGTAATCAGACATATCATTGTCTATATAAACAGTTTTTGTATGATGGCACACATCCACTAATATTCTATATCCATCGTCTGAATCAGATGGTGTTAATGTTACTGGTTTTGGTTCATTATTATCGGGAAATAAAAAGTTAATAGCTTCATGTGTTGGTGGTATATAAGGTGGTGCGATTGATGGTAAAGAAGTTATTCGTCTAACGAAATTTCTTATCATTTTCTTTTAGTAACTTTAAATGGTGTGTTTCTTTTAACTGAATTTGGGTCACCAACCTTCGTATTACCATGTTTTGGATTAAACATCTTTTTATGTGTTTGCCAATACTCTGGTGCACCAACTCTAAAATTTTTGCGAAGGGTTGCTTTATACCAAAATACACAGTCTTCTATTCTGTTACTCTTGGATGTATTATCTAATACTAAACACTCATAGTTTTCTGTACATGAATCCATAACTTTATTGAACATCTCAAACGATGGAAAAATACCAAAAAAGTTTTTAAACAATTTTTCTCGATTTTGAATAATGTTTTCACGTAAAATAAATATATAATCAATATTTGCTCTGAGTGCTGGTGGTAAATCCATACAGTACTGCATGGTCAACATGAAAAATATCTTCCAATGTCTTCCATTCATAAAAACTTGACGAATACATTTGTCTTTCATGAACTTTGAATCATACATACAATCATCTAAAAGGAGAAACGCTCCACAATTTGTTTTACCTGCACCAACGAGTTTTCTCTGTCTTTCAAGTACACGTTCAATAGCTTCTCTATCATAATCACCGTATATGAAAAGATCAGGTATATACTGTTGATAATAATGATTACCTTCTTCTGTTGCTGATAAAACAATTCCAGCTGGTAAATGTTTTTTATGATACAAAATATCTGTAACCAGTGTTGATTTACCCGTATTACGTTTACCTATAAAAACACAGACTTTGTCATCTGCCATTTTTTCAGGTTTGAATTTTCTCAACTGAAGATTCATCTACAGTATCGTGTCGTTTTAATTCATAAAATTTTACTCACATAGAGTAAGAATGGCTGGTCGATTAAACCTTGCTGTCACAGGGTTTCAGGACCAATGGTTTACTGGCGAACCCGAATTTTCGTATTTCCTGATGAATTTCAGAAGACATACTAAGTTTTCGATTGAGGCTATAGAAACACCATTTGATGGAGATGTTGATTACGACGCGGTGGTAGAATGTCGTATCCCCCAAAACAAAGGAGATCTCATTCGAAGTATGATGCTTAAATTTACTTTACCGCAACCTACTGGTACTGCAGATTCGGGGTATGATATAAGATACCGTGAATCTATAGGTGCACAGATAATAGATTATGCCGATCTTGTTATTGGTGGACAAACTATAGAGAGAATAACGGGTGATTATATTTATATGTACGATCAAATACATAGCAATAAAGATGATATTGACCAAACCCTTTACTTTTTAACGGGGCATGGTAGTTATATAGCTGTTTCATATGATTGGGATTATAATGTCTTTTTACCTTTCTATTTCTTTAGAAACCCAAGTTTAGCTATACCCGTGTGTGCTCTAACAAAACAACAAGTAGAAGTACATATAAAATTTAAAAAATTAAAGGATGTCACTATACAATATAAATTAAGTGGTGATGGAACTATCGGTGATCCACCTTCAGATGTTTCTTCATCTATTAAAAATGTTTCACTCGTGACAGATTTCTTTTTTATTACCGATGATGAAAAGAGTTTTCTACTTACACGTCCTATAGAGTATGTTATAACCCAGGTACAAAGATCGTTAATCAGGTTTGACCCTGGTGTATCAAAAAAAGCTGGTATGTTTAATTTTAAACACCCGGTCAAAGAAATGTTCTTTGTAGCTATAAGTGATCATGTACACATATACGAACCAATAAAACAAGTTACAATGAAGTTTAATAATAACATAATCATTGATGCCGATAATTTAATGGTAAGTTATGAACAACCATTAAAGTATTATACTGGGACAACCGGTAATAACTTTGGTGTATATAGTTTCTCGGCAAAACCAGAAACATATTATCCAACCGGACAAGTTAACATGAGTAGAATAGCCCATAATTTGATAGAAATTGAACTCGATTCACCGGCCCGCCCTTTCGAACACAAAGTTTACGTATACGCTGTAAACTATAACGTCTTGAGAATACATAGCGGACTTGGAGGTTTAAAATTTTAGTGAGTTATACTAGTAATGGCTGGTCGTGTTCAAATACAAACATCTGGTCCACAGGACGCTTTCTTCACAGACGATCCCGAATATACATATTTCATAAAGAATTTTCAAAAACATACTAATTTTGCACCATTCTTTGTTGATTTAGACGTTGATGGTGATGTAGAGTTTGGTAACACCATAAAATGTACCATTCCCCAAAACCAAGGTGATCTTCTTAAGACTGTAAGTATGAAAGTTGAATTGAATGCTATAAATCAAAGCTTAACATCTGGGTACGATGGGTTTGGATACGTTGAATCTATAGGTCATGCCATGATTGAGTATGCAGAACTTCTTATAGGTGGACAGGTCGTTCAACGTATACCAAGTGATTTTTTAGCCATTTATTCTGATAACTATGTGACACAGACAAAACAGCATAATTTAGATAAACTTATTGGTAAGCCACCTTTAGAATTATCGGGTACACCTGTCTCAAACAATGATATATTAGGGTATCTTGGTTTTGCTACATCTAATCAAAAGTATTTTGTCGATATTCCATTTTACTTTTATAATAATACAGAACTCGCTGTACCACTCTGTGCTATAGATAAACAAGAAATTGAAATTGTTATCAAATTGAGAGATGTAAAAGATTGTATATACGGTAAACATACAGATGATGAAGAATCGTATTATACAGGATTATCTCCAACGGGTCTTATAAAGAGTTTAAAATTAACAACAGAAATGGTTTCTTTAGATGAAGAAGAAAAACAAATGTTATTAGGTAAGAAAATAGATTATATCATCACACAAATACAGGAAAGTAAGTCAAATATACCTGTAAACACAACATCAGTTTTTAAACATAAACTCGAATTCAAAAATCCAGTAAAAGAACTCTTTTTCGTTATTCAGCGTATAAGAAAGGTTGTTAATGGATTTTTTGTAAGTTCTTTTAATTACGATTCACCAAACCAAATTATTAACAACATATATACAAATTACGAAAATCTAGATAATCTTGAACTTGTACTCGATGATTCTACAGTTTTAAATAAAGTTACTGGAAACGCTATAAACTTACGCGCGATACAAAGTGGTATACATCATTCAAGAACACAATTATTCAGGAGATACTATTCATATAGTTTTGCACTCGAACCAGAAAGGTGGTATCCAACAGGACAGAGAAATTTTAGTTTAATTAAAGAGCAGATTTTGAAACTCACTTTACATCCAGATACAGTTGCTAATAGAGAACTTAGAGTTTTAGGGCTAAGTTATAACATACTCCGTGTAGAAAACGGAATAGCTAAAACTCTGTTTAACTTATAATGAATCAGCGAGAAAAAGACGCAACCGAAAACTTAATTGAACAAGTCCAGGACTCCGCTATTAATATTATTCAACCTATATTTGAAAGGTCCATGGTTCTCGCAGCTGAATATGCAAAGGCGTGCGGCAGAGATATGGTAGTTGGTGAAGACTTGGAATACGCCATGAAATATTGTGCCATGAATGAAGTTGGTAAGAAAATGGGTACATATTTCCCAGAAATATACGAAGAATCTTCAGATGAAGATGAAGACGATATTGATTTTGAAGATGAAGAAATTCCTTTTACGCGATACACAGGACGTGAATATAAGTTCGTCAAAATGAATATGGCATATGATAATTGGAACACATGGGAACCGAAAAATCCGTCAGAATTATTGTTAAAAAATGCTATAAATAGTAATGAACACATCGGAACCAGAGGGGTATGTGACAACTTCTAAATATTTTAAATTATATGATGATGATGAAAGTTCTGATACTGATAGTGATTCTGATACAGAGACTGAATCAGGATCCGAATCAGGAACAGACCGTGTAAATGTAGGTATGTTAAAAGGGTATATGAAACCTAAACGTTATAAAAAAATTTTAATTGAAGAAGATTTACTCCCTGATTAAAATCTCAGGATACTATATATAAAAATGTCTACTGCCGCTGTTGCTGAAACTGTTACGCTCGTCGCTCGTGAACTCGAGTCCCAATCCCTCAACGCCGTTGTTGCGGGTTTTTCCTTTGCCGCCGCGCTTTCGTGGATGGACTTGGTGAGATGGTTGGTTAACCAAGTTGTTAAGGTTAACAAGAACGGTGGTATGAACTACACACTTACTGCCTTGTTCACGACGCTCTTGTCCATCTTGGTCTATGTTGGCATCTCTCGTGTCTCCACTAAGGTTACAAAGCCAGCACAACCAATCTTCGCGGTTACTCGATAATTTTCGGTTTACGCATAAAAAGTAATAAAACTAAACCGGTTGCAACTACCATAAATATTGATACAAAAGCATCCCATCTACGCGGATCCTCTATTTCGGGGATACTCATAGGTGTAGGGGGAGGAGAAATATACTCTTCTTCCGTTTTTTCCATTTTAGTCGCGTTTTCAAGTTTATTAGTATAACATGTTACTGCAAGTTTGAGTATATGATTAGCATGTCTAAAATCGTATGGTATTAATCGGTTATTACTACTATAGTAAAACTGAACACGTAAACTTGATATCGTTTTTTGTGACCCAGAATCAAAATTGTGTTCTACAGTATCATCAACACCCGAAAAGTTAATTACATCACCACATAAGAGTATACGTCCTGTATAAAATGGTGTTTCTGAAAATACAGTTTTGTTAAATTCATCAGAGCCACTACTCATTTTAACAATAATTGCATCTGGACCTTGTAAGTTAATACTTCCAGTTTCCAATGAATTTGATGACGATGATACATTTGAAGCAGGTAACCCTAAAATATCATGTGGAGTTGTATATCCACCACTTGAAGTAGATGTGTAACCATTCGTACCACCATAAAAACAAAATGTAAAATCACCCGAACCCGTAAAAGTTATAGCATTCGTATCCTTATCAAAAGTTGCACCTGTGATTATAGTACATTTATCATTAACTTCTGCAGCTAATTCCTCGCCACTATAGTTTCCAACGTCTAAAGTTACAGTTTGAGTACTTCCTCCGTTTGTTAAAACATCGAATGTTTTATTTCTATCATGTATGAGGTACTGACTATTATGTATACGTGCTGATATAAGTGAAATTTTAGTCACGTCATATATTGAATTTTTTAGATGTACAACATAATCACTTGGTTTTGGGTATAAAACAGGATCACGTTCACCACTATCTATATCTAAGGTGTGTACCTTCATTAAAATATAGGAGCATTATTTTAATGAGTGTTATATCACAATTTCATTTAAATTAAGAGAGACCATGAATTAATGGGTTACTTGCAAGTTGTCTTTTCGCAATATCTAAACCTGTACTAGATGCATTTGGATTTTCGTATCCCTTATAAGCGTTAAGTTTGTGATAATCGTTATTTCTATATTGTTGTGTCCAGCCACCATTTGCTGCATTTATTCTACCGTCAATTCTTGTAGTATCAGAACGAACGCTTGTGACCATACCACCCTGGTTAAGTGCGTCTGCACGAACATTCATACGACCCGGACCAGCGGTTCTGTTTGGTTTACCACGACGATCGTCTGGTCTAAACCCATACTTCATGAGATCTTCGGCTGTGTGAGTAGAACCAAATGTTCTCTTTTCGCCAATTTTGGATGCTGGAGCATTTAAGTAACCACCCATAAAATTACTTATACCTGGAGCGGGTCGATTATTATATTGATATTGTTCAATCGTACCATCCATTTTATTACGTGTTGGTTCTTGAGCTCGTGTAAGTGCCGAAACTGTTCTTTTTGCACCCGCAAATCCCAAAGTATCTGTTCTCGAACCCGTCTCCGATCTATTTGTCGTTCTCTTTGTACGTTCGTGTTCCGCTCGAGGTGTTCTACCACCCATACCCTGGGCTCTACCTGGTGCTGGTGGAAGACGACCATAAAGAAACGCTGTCTTTTCTGGTCTATTGTTTGCAACTTCCCCGACGACTCCTCGTCTACCGCCCTTAACATCATAAGCTGGACCAGATCTACCAGGTAAAGTTGTTAAACGATATGCACCCACATTTTCAGGGTTTACACGAAACAATTGCTGATGACCACCGAAAGCGGGTATTTCTGCACCAACACCTAAACCTGGACCAACAAGTTGTTTTTCAACTGGTGATAAATTGTTCATTCTTCCTGCATCATACATACGGTTACGCATGGACAATATTTCTCCACCCGAAGATTTTTGCTGTGGTGCAATTTCACCGAACGAGCTTATCTCCTGTTTGGAAGTATAAGTTGGTTCTACAAGTGGTGATATTGGACCTGAATATTCCGTTTGTGATGCGACTTCCATAGTGGAAAAATCCGATGGTATTTCTGGTTCTTCTATGGGATTGCCTTCTATTGTGTATTTCTCGTCTGGTTGACTCAATTTTCGTCCGGCATAAACTAAACCGGCTATAGCCATTATAGATATAGGATCAGCCATTCTTATTTCTTAGCGAGATTTTTATTGAGGTATCTTTGCTGAAATAACCCATTTTGTGTTTCGGCACGAGTACTCAATGGTTCGTATGTTCGTGTTTTAAGAGGTAATTTACATTCAACATTTTGAAGTGGATGAAAATGTCTTTCGTACGTTTTAGCTAAAACTTTGTTAAAACGAGATGTACTTTGTGGTCTGAGTCTATCAGATGTATCTATGTATTGTGCTGGAGAACCCTTACCTGCCATATATGGGGCCGTACCATACAACATAGTGTTTGGTCTACTTGACCCATAATTAAGAGTACTGGGCTGAGGATATACAAAAACTTCTTCAGTTGCACATACGGATGGAACCGCATGGTCTTTAACAACTTTCATTCCTGGTTGGAGTTGATACGCCATTTACTATTACAAAAGATTTTGTTTATGGAAATCGAGTATCTACTAATATTTTCAATGTAAAAAATTAACTTAACGATGGTCTACTTGCAGTGATTCTCGCATCCCCATTTGGTGCAAGTCCTGCAAACGCTTCAAGTTGTACACCTCTCGCGTTTGGATTACATAAAAGGGGGTTTTGACGACATGTATTACCTCTTTTACCATGTATAAATTCATAATGCGGTGTATTACCTAAAGATGTATCTGGCATACTTACAAACTGCCTCGACAATGCATTTCTTTGATATTCTGGCATCGATGAACGAGAACGAGCTGGACCATATTTAATATCACCTGTGATGTAATTATTTACCGAATTTTTCACTTTTGGATAATAACACGATTGAGGTCTATCTGGTCTATCTACATAATCAGACATGAGAACATTTCCCATAGGATTATCTAATGTTGGTGTAGTACATGGTTTACCTATATTGTTATATTCGAGTGAGCCGTTTACTTTTTGTTGTATAGCTGTTTCTTGAGCCCCTAAAGAATTATTAGGTTCTTCCCTGACCATATCTGACTTTTCCATTATATAAAGAACTCCGAGTGCGGTTGCACCCAAAACAAAAATACGTGGATCACGCTTTATAAGATAAATTATACATGTTGCATAAATAATAAATCGAGCTGATGCATTGACACGGTCTGATGAAGCCTGAGACTTCGAGGGCCAAAATTCATGAACTTTGTCTACACGAACCAATTGTTTTGGATCTTCGAACCAAGATGCCATTTATATATAGTGAGTTTATTTTTTCAACATACCACCTAACATACCCTGCATAGTTTTCATCAAAGCAGCTTCATCAAGTTCACTTCCATCTTCACCCATTTTATCGGCACATTGCTTTGCAACTGTTTCAATCATGGAAAGTGTGTCTTCTGGGATAGAACTAATAGTTGTACCAAGCATGTATAATGTTTGAACATATTGCCAAATTGCATTTTTTGTGTTTTCGGAAGCAGAATCCCAATGTTTTTCGAGATCTACACCTTTCATAAAATCTAAATTCTTTGATTCCTTAATAAAAAAAGATTCATCTTTTGCTGATATCTGATCAGCGTATGGTGCAACACCCTGCATGAATCCATCTACTACTAATCGTGGATTAGAAGCCTTCATTAAATCAAAAGCCGATAAACACTTTTTCAAGCCTTTTTCTTCTGGAAATGTCTTGTGTAATTCCACAAGAAATTGACCCATCATATCATTGAACGCGGTCACGGAAGCCATTTTATACTGTAAATATGTATATTATCTTTAAGTTAGAAAATTAAAATGGTTCCGTTGATATGGTCTCTTTCTTACCTAATCCATTAGTAACGATAAAAAATACTAAAATTGCGACAAGTGCAGCTGGTTTTGCGTATGCACTCGCTGGAAGTTTACCTTCATTGTTAAGTTTTGCTTTAAAATGTATATATCCTGCAGTTATAGCCCCGGCGATTATCCCGGCCCATGCAGGGTCTCGTAAATAGTCTTCGAACTCCATTTAATAATACCCAACTTTTTTTGCACGGGTTTCGGATGCATCTGGAAATAAAACACCTTCCTCTTCCTGTTGTGGTTGTGGTTGTGGTTGTGGTTTAGTGGTAATAGTTCGGAATTCATTATCAAATGGTGATGATTGTTCTGGTTCCGGTTCTGGTTCTGGTTCCATTGGTTGTTCCATTGGTTGTTCCATTGGTTGTTCCATTGGTTGTTCCATTGGTTGTTCCATGGAATGTTCTTCCATAGTATGTTCTCCTGCAGGTGTTTCAAATGGATCATTTGTTGTTTCTTCTTCATAACCATCGATAAGATCGGGGTCTTCTGAGTCACCAACTTCGGCTTCACCAACGTCCAGGTCTTGACCCTCTTCTGTCTGAGACATGTATGTCTGTAAAATTTGTTGAACGGGTATGAGTTCTTTCACAGATGTTTCAATACATACACAAAATCTTTCATATAATTTGTCATTTCTTGTATGTTCATTTTGATTTTCATGGTAAATATAAGGATCCTGGTATAAATCTTTAGCAGCGTTATTATAACACGTTTGAATGAAAACTTCATTCGTTGGGAGCTTGAGTGAAATCTTCTTATTATCTTTATTTAAACGAACTGCAGACAAAATTTTAACACAACTTACAAAAACAGCAGCTAGAAGGTCGTTAAACCATGCACATCTATTTGTTATATTATCCGTATGTGTTTTAGACATGGAATCACTCCAATTTGGCACCTCTTTTAAAAGTTTTTGGTACATTACAAGAACCTTTCTACCTTTTGAGAGTTTATAAGATTCTTCATACATTGTTTCAAATGTTTCAATCATGACTGGACACATGAGCAAACATAATTGACCTATATACTCACGTTTTGCTTCTACGAGAATGTTAAGTGGATCACTCATGTTTGTATTATATTTACATTATTAAACTTTAACTCTCACGCATTTCTCCTGTATTTATTAGCAGCTTTTTTAAGATTAACGAGTGTAGGAAATTCTTCTATGTCTTCTGAATGAGTATGCTGCTGACTGTTTTTGTTTGTTTTTTTATTGGGTCTCCATGAAATACATAATTCGTATTCCCCTATCACCTGAACTGTGAATCCACCTATCTCAAATTGCCTTTTTATATATTCTGTAGCTTTTGTTCTATTAAAATGAGGAAATCCCATTACAAATGAAGGTATTTGACAGAAAATATACTTGTGACCTAAATCAACTGACTGGCGTATCTTTTTAGATATTTGTTCATGTATTTTGATATACGTTTCTTTTCTTAGACGATTTCGTTTTTCAGATATACGTGTTATTTCATCAATACTGATCATTACATTTTATAGAGAACTTTTAAATCCTAATTTTACCATACATGGTTTGTGGATCCTGTATCTCTTTTTCAATAATTTTACCATTTTTAATTAGGTCGATTTCACTCTGTCTAACTTCTGTATAATCTTCAAACTCTTTGCCTTTTATAGTTGTTTGGTAAATACTTGGATCAGATGGTGGTCTATAATCAACGGGTTGTGCACGAAGACCTATAACGGTTGCTTTCCCATCAATAATTCTCATATCAGATGTTACTGCAAACCCGAATGCAAATCCTCCATGTTTAACAGACATAAACATACACCTGTATATTTCCTGTTTTGTTGTGGTATTCGTGTATTTTTTCACGGATAATGTTTCGATGATGTATGTACAAAGATCAGTTTTTTTAGAAACCGCCTTATTTGTCGCTAAAACCATTTCTTGCATGAGTTCATTAGTTAGTGCAACATCCTCACCAGATTCCTCATAATTAGATAAATCTATTTCAGTATCGTCTATTGTTATAAGGTCCTTTGATTTAGTATATCCAGATAAACCAAATTGTTCTGTAAACATTTCCGTCCTGGACATAGTCATAAGTACAATAAGTAGTAATAATACTAGTATTATAATATTCATTATTTAATATTAAATATTATTTTTATTTTATATAATAATATTATAGTATAAAAAGTATATAGAAAACATAGAGGAAAAAAATAAAATCTTTACCCCTAAAAAGTCGCTACCAACAAGAAAATTTAATTTTGAAAACAAGGTAACTCATAGCAAGGACTTTGTTATAAAAATAAAAAGTTTTTTTTCGTGGTAGCGACTTTTTCGGGGTAAAGATTTTTTTATTTTACAGTAGGTTTTGTGTACATTTTTTAATAAAAATTAATATTATATTTTAAAAGTATACATAAAACATAGAGGAAAAAAATGAATATAAAAACGTGTTTTTTTACTTAAAAAAAAGTAAAATATATTTTTAAAATATGTCACTTCTAATTTATAGTCCTCAGTGTAATCATAGTTTAGATGTTATCGACTATATTAATAAACATCCTCAATTGAAACAAATTGTTAGATATCATAACATCAATCAATTGGGTATTCCACCGCAATATAAAAATAAAATTACACGTGTTCCGACAATGTTGACAAAGAATGGTAAACTTTTGGTAGGAAACGAAATACGAAATTGGTTAGAATCACTTTTACCCACTCAAGAACTAGAAACATGTAATTTTAGTGGAGCGTCGTGTTCGTCTACATCATTAGAAGATAATGAAGGTTCAGGAGAACTTTTTGGGTTAGATAATTATGGTAGATCTTTACAGCCCGCAATGACACCAGAACTCGAGGATAAAATTAACCAAAGTGTATCAGACGCATATAATAAGAATATAAAGAAATAAAGTGTTTGTGATTTAGATATGAAATTGGCAACAATTCAGGCGAGTGCCATAAAATCAACATTTGAAGTACTCAAAGATATACTGAATGATGTAAACATTTACTTTAAACCAGATGGTATGTATATCGTAACACTCGATACGGCGCGAACTTCACTCGTAGATATGTTTCTATCTGCAGATAATTTTGAAGAATATACATGTGATTCTGATGTAATCGCGGGTATAAATGTTTCTAATACATTTAAACTTCTTAAATCTATAACAAACAATGATGTTCTCGTGATAAACATAAATTGTAAAGAATTTATGAATATAGAAATTCATAACGAATCAAAGAAAACATGTACAAAATTTGCTTTGAAACTACTTGATATAAATGAAAACCAAATTGAAGTACCAGATATGATCATGACGACAATTACACCCATGGCATCGGTCGATTTTCAAAGAATTTGTAGAGATATGCATAATATCGGTAATATTATAGAGATAACACGAGAAGATAAAAAATTAAAATTACAATGTAAAGGTGATTTTGCAAATCAGGAAACTGAAATTGAATGTACGGAAGAAAGTCCTAGAATTTCAGGTGAATATTCTCTTCGATACATGAATATATTTACAAAGGCGACAAGTATGTGTTCTACAGTTCAGATTATGCAAGAAGAACAAAATAGATTTTTGATATTAAAATATAACGTTGCTAATTTAGGTGAGTTGAAATTTTATCTCGCGTCTAAGGTACCCGAAGATCAGTAATGCATCCATCTACAGTACTGACGTACTTAGTCATACCAAGTGCATTTTTTAATTTTATCTTTGGGAAATCATTTTTAAGTGTTTCCATATCATAATATAACATATCACATATTTTAACATCTTCGTTATGGAAATCACAACGCGGACCTGCATAACGACGAACTTTATTTAAAATATCCTTAACCGGTTTATCATCCGAGTCGAGTAGAACAGCTGATACGACTGGTATGTTAAATATAATTCCATGTTTTCGCTCGGGTGGCCATGCATGATTCATGTCATACGTTAAATATTTATATATGATATTGTTGTGCCAATACTTAACACGAATAACTGTTTTTGTAACATTTTCAGGTATTTCTGTATTTTTATAATTTTTAGAATCTAATACTTTATAATAACTTTCTGTTTCTCCATCCCATTCCTCGTATTCTTTGTTCCAAAATTCATCAAGATCACTCAAAAAAGGTGTCTTTGTATTATCTAGAAAATATTCCATAGATTCATCAACCACTTTATAATCTGGTACAGAAAATATAGTTTTTACGGTGTCATATACCCAAAGTATAACGTTAGTTAAAAGATTACCGAGCATTCTATTTAATAATATGGAAGGTAATTTTTTAAGTAGGTATAATAATAAAATTGAAACCTGGGAAAGATCTATTAGAGATGACCCTAAAAATAAATCGATGTATGAGTCTGAGATGTCCCAATATATAATCAAATGTATGCCTTACCTTGAGATGTATACGGATGATCTTAAAAAGGAAGTAAATACTGATAATATTTTCAAATGTAAAGAAACAGCTGGACTACAGAGGAAGGATATATTCAATGATTATCTTATAGAAGTAGAAAAGGTTAGTAATGTAGATAGACCTATAGAAAAGAAAAGAGAAGTGTGTCCAAACTGTCCAGAAAGTAACGTGTTTCATTTTACAGATACAAGTGATCTTGTATGCGATAGTTGTGGTATGATTTTGGCTACATTGATAAGCGAAGAGCTTACATATAGAGAAGAACAAGAAACGTCTGAAAAGATAGTTAATTATTCATATAAGCGTGAAAATCACTTTAACGAATGGTTGTCACAATTTCAGGCACAAGAAACAACGAATATACCACCCGATGTCATAGAACAACTACGTAACGAACTCAAAAAGATGAAAGTGAAAATTTTAGATGAAATTACACATGCACGTGTTCGGGGTTTACTAAAGAAACTAAAACTTAATAAGTATTATGAACATGTACCATACATAACGAATATCATAAGTGGAATAAAACCTCCATCCATGCCACAAGAACTTGAAGAACGTTTGCGTATAATGTTCAAGGATATACAAAAACCATTCGATGATAACTGTCCAAGTGAACGTAAAAACTTTTTGAGTTACTCGTATGTTTTATACAAGTTTTGTGAACTTTTAAGTGAAGATAAATACCTGAAATATTTCCCTTTATTGAAATCAAAGGAAAAATTATACCAACAAGACGTTATTTGGAAAAAGATATGTGAAGATCTTAGATGGGAATATATACCAACAATTTAAAATCTAAGTATATATCAAATGAACTTCCCAGTGCGTAACAGTAAATCTAAAAAGTTACAACAGGATACGAATAACAAATGTCCAAGTTCTCCAAAACCAAAATCT